CTTTTTCTTTGTACCCAATAGACTTATTTGGGACAATTGGCAAAAATTCATGGGTCAACAAAATAACCCAGGGGACTCAATATCATATGTAGTCCCACAACAGGTGTCACCAACGAACGGCTATGCAGTCGGTTCGTTACAGGACTACATGGGTTTACCTACTGTAGGCCAAGTAGATACAGGTCGTACAGTAAGCCATTGTGCTTTCTGGCCACGTGCTTATAACCTTATCTACAATGAATGGTTTCGAGATGAAAACCTTCAAAATTCTGTAGTAGTAGACAAGGGCGATGGCCCTGATACTGTTACAAATTACACATTATTACGTCGCGGTAAACGTAAAGATTATTTCACCTCAGCACTCCCTTGGCCACAAAAGGGTGCTAGTGTTTCTTTACCTCTTGGTTCTACAGCTCCTATTAATTACACCGTAACTGGTAATAATGGAAAAGTTCGAAAAGCCACCGATGGATCCATTTCTGGATCACAGCAAGTTTTGTATGGTGGTGCATTTGGATTTGAACAATCTGGCTTTGGAAATGTAATTTATGATCCAAATGGAACTTTATATGCGGATTTATCATCCGCAACAGCAGCAACAATTAATCAGTTGCGTCAATCATTCCAAATACAAAAATTGTTAGAAAGGGACGCTCGTGGCGGAACTCGATACACTGAAATTATTCGCTCTCACTTTGGCGTCGTCAGCCCTGACGCTCGCTTACAGCGTCCTGAGTATTTGGGTGGTGGTTCAACTAATATCAACATCAATCCAATTGCGCAGACCTCTGGAACTAGTGCGTCCGGTACGAATACCCCTTTGGGTACACTTGCTGCTATGGGTACTACCCTCGCTCACAATCATGGCTTTACTCAATCGTTCGTTGAACATGGCGTTATCATCGGTTTAGTTTCAATACGTGCCGATTTAACATACCAACAAGGTTTGGCCAAAATGTGGAGTCGTTCCACACGATACGATTTCTATTTCCCAGCATTTGCAACACTTGGCGAACAAGCCGTATTAAACAAGGAAATTTATGTTACAGGCGATACGACACAGGATAACAACGTTTTTGGCTATCAAGAGCGTTGGGCTGAGTATCGTTACTACCCTAGCCGCATTAGCAGCTTATTTAGGTCTACTGCTGCTGGAACAATTGATGCGTGGCATTTAGCCCAGAAATTTACTGCACTTCCAACTCTTAACGACACATTTATTAAAGACAACCCACCAGTTTCTCGTGTGGTTGCTGTAGGTGCAGCCGCTAACGGTCAACAGTTTATTTTTGATGCCTTTTTTGATTGTAAAAAAGCCCGTCCAATGCCTATGTACTCTGTACCAGGCTTAATTGATCATTTCTAATGGGAATGTTCGACTCCATCACTAGTATTGCCGGCCCCGTTATGACGGTGGCTGGCGTTGCTACTGGAAACCCATGGTTAGCGTCAGCTGGTATAGCTGCGTCTACATTTTCAGCAACGCAAGCGCAAAAGGATGCGAACGCATCTAATCAAGCGTTTGCTCAACAACAATCTCAACAACAAATGCAGTATCAGACAGAAATGTCTAATACTTCATATCAACGTGTAGTAAAAGATTTAGAAGCTGCTGGTCTTAATCCAATGCTTGCATATACACAAGGCGGAGCTTCTACGCCTACAGGTGCATCTAATCAAGCAACTGTACAACCAACATTTAAAGCTGAGAATGCAACATCTGCAGTACAAGGCGCTCAAGCTATGTTGCAAGCTCAACAAACGGCAGCAGACGTTCAATTAAAAAATCAGCAAGCAAATCAAGCAGCTGCTCAACAAGAAGTAGCTTATACACAAGCTGCGTTAAATAAAGCAGAAGCTGCAAAAACTATGAGTAATACATATAAGGTTGATCAATTTGGTAAATATGTTGATTCCCAAATTGTTCAAAATAAAGCTAACGCTACATTGCAAGCTAATACTGCTAAAAACGTAAAAGACTTGGTATCACCAACGTCTGATCCCTGGTGGCTTAGAAATACAAAGGCCATAGGCAATTCAGCCTATGACCAATTTATTAAAAACAAACAAGTAGCCCCAGGTACTTACCAATTATTCAAACAACCGTTAGGAAGATAAAATGGCTAAAACAGCTCCATTTGTAAGAAATCCATATAATTATGATCCGATTGCTGCGTCAAATGAGTCAGGGTTGCATTGTGAGGATGCTTCCCTGGCTCAGCAGCAATTCAAGGAAGAATGCGATATTAATACAATCATGCAAAAATTTGCTGTAACTGGCATGTTGCCAGATCAGCCATTAACGCCACGTTATGGCGACTTTACGGGCATTAATGACTATCATACTGCCCTTAATCAAGTAATCGCTGCAGAAGACGAATTTATGTCTTTGCCAGCCAATATTAGAGCTAGGTTCGAAAACGATCCAGCTCAACTTATAGAGTTCCTCAATAATGAGGAAAACAAGGAGGAGGCCGTTAAATTAGGCCTAATTAATAAACCTATTGAGGAATTGCCGCAAGTCGTTGAAATTCCTCAAGAAATAGCGGGCGAATAGCCCGCAGCACAGTTACTCTACTTGATGTAACTGTGCTAGGTGACACCAACCACAAAAAGGGAAAATTATGTACATGCGCAGAAAAGCAGTAAACAAGAAAAAATCAGCCCGTTCATTTCGACATCATAGTCGAATGACTAAATCTCCAAATATGAGATCAGCCCCCCAGCGTGGAGGCTGGAGGTTCTAATAAAACCCCCAGGCACCTCACATGCCTTGTTATTACCCAATAAGCGCATATCAATGCGCTGATAAATCTATCGTTTTCGCACAATTGCGAAAATTCGATATCGTTCGATCTTTAAATTTGCCTTGCGGCCAATGTATTGGCTGCAGGCTAGAACGTAGTAGACAATGGGCCATGCGTTGTATGCATGAAGCCCAATTACATCAACATAACTGCTTTATAACCCTCACCTATGACGATACACATCTCCCAAGCGATGGCAGCTTACATTACAAAGACTTTCAACTGTTCGTTAAAAGACTTAGAAAAAAATTCCCTAACAATAGAATCCGCTATTACATGGCTGGAGAGTATGGCGAAAACTTCGGCCGACCTCACTTCCACGCCTGTATCTTCGGATTCGACTTTCATGATAAAAAATTATGGAAAAGGACTTCCTCTGGTTCTATGTTATATAGATCCGACGACCTTGAAGTACTCTGGCCATTTGGTTATTCCTCCATTGGAGACGTTAACTTCGAGTCTGCAGCATACGTTGCAAGATACATAATGAAAAAAGTAACTGGAAAACAATCAGAACAGCATTACACGGAAACAAATCCAGAAACAGGCGAAATTACAGATCGCAAACCAGAGTTTAATAAAATGTCCTTAAAGCCAGGAATAGGCTATGAGTGGCTAAAAAAATATAAAAATGACGTTTATCCACATGATTACGTCATAGTACGTGGAAAAAAAATGAAACCACCTAAGTTTTATGATAAAAAATATGCCCAGGAAAACCCGTACGAATTTGACGAAATACTTTACAAACGGGAAATTAACGGTAAACTAAATAGTGAAGATAACACCCCGGAAAGACTACTCGTCAAAGAACAAGTAACCAGGGCAAAACTTCAAAAACTTAAACGTACCCTCACTTAAAGGAAATCCTCATGAAATTAACTCTATGCTCCGTAAAAGATCGTGCAGCCGACGCTTATGGCCGACCAATGTTCGTGCCTTCAGTAGGCGTTGCAATCCGGAGCTTCTCAGATGAAATTAATCGTCAAGATGCTGATAATCAGTTATATAACCATCCTGATGACTTTGACTTATACGAACTGGGAGAGTTCGACGACAACTCTGGTAAATTCGCTTTACATGAAGAACCCAAACTATTATCGTTAGGTAAACAAGTTAAGATTCAAAACTAACCGTAGAGGGGGGGTTTATCCCCCTCACGGAACAACTCGGAGAGTATATGCACCGCAACCGTTCAGTAAACGTACATCAGTTCACGATGATTCCAAAAGCGGATATTCCCCGCTCTAAATTTGATTGTCAAAGTACACACAAAACAACATTTGATTCTGGCTATTTAGTACCTGTATATGTAGATGAGGTATTGCCAGGAGATACATTCAATTTAAATATGACAGCGTTTGCCCGTATGGCAACGCCACTATATCCAGTAATGGATAACATGCATCTTGAATCATTCTTTTTCTTTGTACCCAATAGACTTATTTGGGACAATTGGCAAAAATTCATG